GAACCAGTGACCTCCTGCGTGTGAAGCAGTGCTGATGATCGGCTGTTCGGGTAGATGGATAGAAATCTTTGTCCCACAAGGATTTTCGCGGTTTTTTCGCTCCTTGAAATCTGCGTTTTCGGTCGTTAGACCTCCTGCGTCCTTGCTCTATATTTTATTCGTTTGATGAGGAAAAGTCAATTTTACTGAACAATACTGAACACTTCCTTTTTTAACATCTTTGAAGAACGCAGAACATCTTTTCTCATCTTTCAGCATCCAAGAGCAAGAATGAAGAAGTGCGAGCATCATTAAACAACTTTGAAACGAAAAGAAGCAAAATTAAATTAGAAAACATCAAGTGATCTACCAATTTTAGGTAGATCACTTTTGCTATACTAAGCCCAGAAAGTGAGAGATGAAACAAAACAAAACCTCACTTCAAAATAATGGTGGCGACCTAAAAAATACGCACGATGCCAAGAGTATCAGAAAGGTTTTATCATGAAAAATTTATTTGCTTACGATTTCACCACCAATACCTATTATGCTTCCAAGACCACGCTGAAAAAGGCAAGC